ACCAAGACCCCAACACATGCGCTCATGCTCGTTGCGATACTCAACCATCACGTCGGTAATTCTATAGTTCATGTCATCCTGAACACGCTCAGCAGCGTCTTTCTTCTCAGGAGTCTCACGTCCAACAATCTGTGTCTTAACTGGGCCGGCTGCTGGCAGTGTGCTCATTACAGTCTCGGCTTGGAACTTAACCAATGCTTCACTTAATAGTGGGTGGTACACGCCACAAGCGCCTTCCCAAGGTTCAGCACGTTCCTCAATCTGCATACCTAATAGCTCTAAGCCATCAACATATGTCTGCATCCAATCTTTGCGTGACCCCAAGTCGTCATCGTAATCACCAATTAAATCTCCAGCTAACTGAGCTAGTGCGCCATCATCTAATTCTTCGGCAATATTCTCGTCAAAGTCGTCTTCATCTTCGCTCTCTTCAATACGAAGGATTGGCATACCGTCAATGCCAATCTCTACAGACTCTGGGTCTTCAATAGTTATTTCAATTGCAGGCTCGTCATTGTTTAGAACTTGTTCAAGTCCTACAGGAGCTGCGTATAAACTTTTTTCAATTGACATGATGGTCCTTAATAGTATGCTTTCTTGCGTCTCTTCCATTCCGGAGCTTCATCTTGCTCATCGGACTCTAATGTGATAAAACCGCCTCTACGGAATCTTAACAGGGCTTGCGTCATACTGTCTACTAAGTCGTCGTGTTCGCCTGATGGAAATGACGCTACTTCCTCAACAAGCTCTTCAGCCCAACTAGTAGCTGGTACCCAGACCCGTCCAGAAGCGAACATATCTGCCACGGAGTTAAGTCGGGCAATTTTATCGCTGCCTTTTGATGGAGTGTACTCTTGCACTGGTATGCCACGCGCCCTAAGTTCAAAGACAAGCGGCGCTCCCGATGCCTTTGCTTCCACAATAAGTGCATCAGGCTCCCACTCTTTGTAGTGCTCGAAAGCGGCTTGCTTAAGTTCCGGGAACTCCATCCGTTCCTTAAAACTGTTGAGTAGGATGATGTGTGGAACCGTAACTCCCACATTGTTCTCTTGGTAGAATACGCCCCAGGTTGTGCATGCACAGTAGTCGCTCCGTTCTGTTTTAAGAAATGCCGTGTCCCATGACTGAATAGTGAGCTCACACATCGGTGGGTCCTCATGCTCCCCTATCTGCCACCACTCGCGCTTCACAATAGCTGAAACTTCCGAAGTGGGGTTCTGCATGTACTGCGCCATCCACTTACTGTTAGGAAGTTCATTCTTTAGCGCTTCAAGTTCTTCTATCTTCCAAAACTCAGGCCATAGCGGGCGCCCGCTATCTAAAATGGCAGGAAATTCAATGACTTCCCAGCCCTCTCCGCCACGTTGTGCGTCGGCTTTGATAACTCTACCTGTCAAATCTTTCTTTGACCAACGGGTCATAACTATAATAATAGAGCCCCCTGGTTGTAAACGCTGGCGCGGGCCTGACGTGTACCACTCGTACGTCTTATCGTACACTTCGCTGTTTGTTTCAGCTAAGGCTGCTTCTTGTTCTGAGTGTGGGTCGTCAATAATAAGTATGTCCGCACCTTTACCAGTAACTGCGCCGCCAATACCAATCGCAAAGTAGTCTCCACCCTTGTTAGTGGCCCAACGCCCAGCAGCTTTTGAGTCTGCCTGAAGGCCAAGGTTGGGAAAGATGGATTTGTATACATCAGAATCCACCAAGTTACGTACTTTTCTACCAAATCCGACGGCCAATTCAGCGGTATGAGAGGTTTGAATAACCTTTTTCTCTGGGTATTTACCCAAAAACCAAGCGGGTAGCAAATAAGAGGCAAACTCAGACTTAGTATGGCGAGGAGGCATATTAATAATAAGTCTTTTACACTCTCCACGAGCCACTTTTTCAAATGCTGCAGCCATTTTTGCATGATGAGCTCCATCAATAAAGTTAGGCCAGACTTTATGTGCAAAATCCATGAAGTTTTCCTGGCAATTCTCACGGGCTTTAGCTTCTACCGTAGCATCTGTGGTGCCAAGTAGACTGCGCAGCTCCGCATCCCCGAACTTGTCAAGGTTATCCAGCAAAAACTGGAGTTTATCCGGGGTTAAGTCTTCAAGCTTCTGTTGAGTCGTCATCTTTTTCTTTGACTTCTACTTCAACAATCTCACCCATCGCTTTTTCAGCTAGTGTTGGGGGTCTGTTCTGTTGCATCTGCATCAACATCTCGATTCTCTGACGCAAAGCATCTTTTAACTCGTCGCTAGACTTATGAGTAATAGTAATCTCAGCCTTGTCTGTAAACAAATCACCAGCTTTTCCGATTAACTCTGCAGCTTTTAGTTTGTTTTTCTCGTCATCTGTCTGGTCTAGAATCTCAAGCAGCGTATTTACCGCAATGTTCCGCAGTTGCACTTTGTCCTGAATGACCTGCTGGTCGTAATGAGACACAAAATACCCAAGTGCTAACGCAACTCCGGGCTTTTTAGTTTCTTCTCTGGCCTTTAGATTCTTAGCTTTGGAGTCCTTAGTTTGGTCTCCGCCATCCATTTTAAGATTCTTAACCATGTTGGCAGCTTGCTCAACGTCGTCATCCGTCATCTCGAATGTTTCGTCATCTCCGAGCTCATTTAGCATAAGTGCTGTATTGCCGACTACTCTCACGTGGTCAGAAAGGGTCTCTGCAGAATGCGCCTTAAGCGTTTCTGGTATTGGATGGTCGAGGTTTGGCTCAACGGGTATGGTCATAAAACCTTTTTGGAGGGTTTCGTTAGCCGAAGTATATATTAAAAAAATACTATATGCCAACATGGTACCAAATAAAAAGTGACGGGGGGTGTTTTGCATGAAACGTTAAGTTAGTGTGGACTAACAAAACGAAGGGGGTGGGGGTACTAATTTAAAAATGAGGTATCTATTGTGCAAAACTGTGTATATATGTGATGCTAGCAAACATGGGGCATATTTAGGGGGTGCCACTACCCTACCCCGACCACTAGAGAAAATTTTACCCCCATGCCACTCTGCTGAACTTATGAACCATTAGTGGTAACTACATGAGAAGAAATTTTTTTTGGGTCGGCTTTGCTCATGAAATAAAACAATGTGCTACAAAGTCATGCGAACATTTCCATTGTTGCGTGGTTTTGTTCGGTGGTAATAAGTGGTAATGAGTTGTAAAAACCTTACCTATTCTACATGGTTCTGCTATTCTAATCATGTAGGGAAATGGTTCTCTACATTACTTAATAAGAGGTATTTATATGACTATCAAGTCTGATGTTATGCAACAAATGGTTAATGGTTCAATCGCTGAGGGTTCTAAGATTGCTAAGGTTGTGAGTGCTGATGATATTGAGTTGGCTCTTAACTCTAAACAGTTGGCGTTGATTGGGACTTCAGTTAAAGAATTCATTGAAGGTGAAGGACTAATCTTTGATGGTGAGATTAAAAAGGACAATGTTGCTAAGGCTATTGCTACCGTCCTCGGTGAGAATCCTACTTATGAATGGTGGGAGTTAGTGCGAACCACTTGGGAAGCTAGCTACATGGCTAAGTATTCGTTGGCTAATGAGAAATCGGCTAACAATGCTTGGCTAGATAATACGAAGCGTATTAAAGCTAAGTTTGCTTTAGAAAAGCCAGCTAAGGGTTCTAAGGATTCTACTCGTATGAGCGAGAAGCGTGCTAAAGAACAAGCTGAGTTGCAGTCCAAAACTGATTCGGTTTTGCGTGAAGAAATGTTGGCTTACAAAGCTGAAGATGACTTCAAAAAAGCTGATAAGTTGAAAGCTGAGTTGGAACGTAGAGAGAAGTTGAACAAAGCTGATGTTATTGAGCAGAGAAAAGCTAGGCAAGCTCTCTTGGTGAAAGCCATGAAGAAAATTGCTGATGATGATTTGCTTAATCAGATTTGGGCTTTGGTGCCTAATTCTATTAAGTTAGATATTGCACAATCTAAGTAATTCTCTGTTATCCGTTGGGGGTGCGGTTCACCCCCTTTTCTATTATGAGGTGATGTCGTGCATAAATTTTATATATTCGGTGCAGTTGTTTGTTTTATTGATGCCCTAATTTTGTTATGGGTTTATGAATCTGTTGGCGGATTTTGGCTTGGATTCTTTGGTTTCACTTTGTGCATACTACTTGCACCACTCGTCAAGCGTATTGACTAAGCTCACTTCGGTGGGCTTTTTTTTCGTCTTTTTTTTTCTAAGTTCCACTTAGAGAACGGTCATCTTTGTTCCAACGCATTAGCCCCCCGC